AGCGATTCTGATGAAGCAGTTGCAGGAGTTTCCTGAATTAAAGCATTTGTTTCTGCAGATAATACTGGGTCTATCATTAAAGCATCTGCAGTTGCAGGTGTTTCTGTAATCTCAATATTTGTACCTAAAAACACTGTGGGTTCTGCTATTAATGCATCTGCAGTTGCAGGTGTTTCTATAACTTCAACTTGTATTTCTAAACTTAATGTTGGATCAAACAATAATGAAGTTCCTGTTGCTGGCTCTGCTAGAGCATCTACATCACTTGTAAATTCTAGAGTTATGTCCATTAACTCTGAAGAAGCATCTAAAGAAAAATCAAGCAATATTGTTGTGTTTATTTCTGCTGTTACTAAAGGATTAACAATCTCTGCAGTTACATCTATAGATGTTGAAATATTAACACTGCTTGAAGTTGTTGTAATTATTGTTGGTGGTATTTCTGAAACAGTTGCTTCACATGGATCTGCTAAAACAGTTACTGATTGAGTAGTTGCTACTTGTGAATTAACAATATCTGCATCTGCTGTTGCTGGAGTTTCTGTTATTGTTACAGGTGTTGATGGAAGTGAATTTGTATATAAGTCAGAAATTTGTTGTGATGTCAAAGCAGATGGGAATAGTACAAAATCATCCAGGTCTCCATGCCAATATGTTCCAAAGCCACTACCTATTAAGTAGTTGTTTGGCGAGAAAGTTCCTGCAAATGGTGGGTTACCAGTAGGTTGGCCATCGTAGTACCAAGTAATTGTGTCGCCATTTACAACTGCTGCAAGTAAATGCCATTGGCCATCTGTTGTAGCAAAGTAGTCACCTGGAATACCTCCACCAGTTCCACCACTTGCAGTTGCAGCATTAAAAACTACTTTACCTTTGTTGTTTGGGTCATTTGTACCAGGAACAATAAATGCAACATTTCCATTTGGACCATTATCATACACATAAAGTGAAAGTTCTGCATCTGTACCAATAGTAGAAATTCTTATCCACTGAGCAAATGTTGCTGTTTTACCACTTACTGATGGATAAGCACCACCTGATGGGCCTACAAAACTTATGAAGTTGCTTGAACTTGCAGGAAATGTTACATATGCTCCGCCATCTCTACCACCAGTTGAATTAAAAACTAAAGAAGAACCAGAAACATTTGTAACTGATGGACCTGAAGATATACTTCCAGAACCATAATTGGTCAGGGCAGAATTCATCTTAAGCCAAACTACTGGATTTAGATTAGATACTGTTGTTTCCCAGGTCATAAAAAAAGACTACGCCTTTTACAGCGTAGTCATTCCTCCAATCAATGATAGTTCTGGATTGATTCCAGATAGGCTGTGGCCATTGATAGATGGAGTAGATAGAGAGAAGCAGGTCCAAGTTGAGCGGAGATGACGGCCATGGATAGCCTTTAGTTCTACCTTAACGGTAGGCTCAACTATATTTGAGGTGAGTCCAATAGTTAGTGGACCTGCTTCTACTCTAATGTTCATTATGCTACTGTGACTCTCACAATACCAGTTGAATCCCATGTAATGGTAAAGTTACCATTTGAAGATGACTGATCTGAACCAAAGTCAACATATCCAATTAATGGACGAGTTGCATCTGTTGCAGGAGTTGCATCATAGATTACTGCATAACGAGCAGTAATTGTAGATGAAGCCCATGTTACATCGTCTGCATCAAGAACAATTACGTTTGTTGCAGAGTTGTATGTATTGGTCTTGTTAGCCAATGTATTACCACCTGATGTGTAGCCTGTTCCAGTTACCTGGTTTGCAACAACATCATCAAAATAATCATGTCCATCTTGATTTGGTGTGTATGCGTTTGTGAGAAGCGCTACCTTTATGGTATCTGAATCCCAGTCGATTTCCTTGTTAAAGGACTTTACTACGAAGTTTCCGTATAATTTACTAGCCATTTTATGCTCCTGTCTTTTCTACGATTGCGAATGCGTCTGCATCTGCAACTGCGAATCCACGACGGATGCGAGTCTTTAGGACTACACCATCACGAGCGAATTCTGCATCACGAGATACTACTGATTCTACTCCACCACGGACACCGTTAATAAGCATCTGACGGTTTCCTACGATGAGTAGTGCGTTTCCTGCTGGTGAATCTGTTGCTGCTGTTGATGTTGCAGCGCCATAAGAAACTACCAATGGATAACCGAATAGGCTTCCTGGTGTTCCTGCTATTGGATCTGGAAGAACCAAATCTGAGTTTGGCTTTACCATTCCACGGATTTCCTTGAGCATCTTTGGGTGAGCCATCCATACTGTGTTGGCTGCATCAAACTTAGATGAATCTTCAACAATACCAAGTGCATTGTTAATGTCATCAAATGAAAGTGCTCCACCTGTTTGAATTAGGTTTGTTCCTGCAGAACCTGGTGATACTGCACGATATAGAGATGTGTACGGCTGACCGTCATCTCCGTCGCCTGCTGCTGTTACGCCAAGGCAAGCATTGTCATACTTACGAGCCCAGCGAGATGCCCACTCACGCTTGTACACTGAAAGTGTATCTACGAGTTGGTCATTTACATCTTCTTCTGAGATATGCATCAATTGTGCATACTTTCTTGCTGTCAATACGATTTCGTCTAGAGTTGGATTTGATGCAGGAATTTCTGCGCCTTCTGCTACCACTACTGGTGCATCTCCAACAAAGCGAGGTACTGACTTAGTGCGAGAAGCCATTGCTTCACGACGGGCAAAACGCTCTACAGCAGAATTCGCAATGAGGTCCTGGATTACCGTGGACCCCTGCTCTTCTAGGATGTAGCCGTTAGCCTCTGTTAAATCAACACGACTAATTGTCATTTTATCCTCCTATGGATATATATATTTTTTTTGAATCGTCTAATTCAATATAATTATAGGGCAAGCGTCCACTCATCCCAATAACTCTATTGTACCATTTAATTACAATTTGCCAAGAATCTTAGCAGCCTGCAATTCTGTTGCACTATACCTAGTGCTAACGCTTGCCTTTACGCCACTGTCTGCTTGACCACCAACACGAAGTTTAGGATCAAAGATTTCTGGAAGATCTTCTTTTAGTTGGTTAAACTGAGTGTCAAACCCAACAACATCAAAGTTGTCATCAAATTCAAACTTAGTCAAGTCCATAAACTTAAGAAGTCTTCGTCCATCCTTTACGCCTTCATCAGAGATTTTCTGCAAAACCTTTTCATGAAGTAGTTTGCCACTAAACTCTGCTATCTTTTGATTGCTGCTGTTTAGATCAATTTCAAGTTTTTCTTTTTCTTCCCTGAACTTTTTGGCATCATTCTTTGCACGATCCAAAGCAGCAAGCACTGCCTTTGGGTCATTTAGAGTTGTTTCTTCAGTTGTTGTCTCTTCTGTATTATTCGTTTCCAATTTCGCCTCCTGTGGCTTCCATCATTACATTATTTGTGTTTGTGTTTTGATTTAAAGTAGTTAATGATTGTTCTGCTGCCGCAATTTCTCTGGCAACTTCTAAATCATAACCCATTTCAATAAGAACTTGCTCAAGAGATACGCCAACTACTCGCTTCTTTACCGCAACTTCCCATGCATCTAGACTGTCCATACTTTCAATGTCTTTCCATCTAACTTGAATGTTTGGCTCTGTAGCATTTTCCATCTTTAGAATAAATCTAAACATGTCAGCCCAAGTTGAACCAAAAGTAATTTGGCGATCCTTTACCTTAGTGACAAGTGGTGCTTCAGCAGTTCTTAAAGACTCTCCAGAAGGAATGCTTCCTGTCTTTTCAAAATAGTGAAGTGGTGTGTTTGTAATAGATGCCATTGCACGAACAAAATCTCTAACTGGTTCTGTAAATACCTTGTGATCAGCAGGAGAAAACTCTCCAACCTTATCAACGCCTTTAAGATACCAAAGTTCGCCTGGTCCGTTCTTTAACTTACCAATATTTTCTGCATCTGTTCCTGTTTCATCAAAGTCTTCAAACTCTGAAGAGTTTCCTGAACCACCCAACGCATAACGCTGAGGTGCTCCTTGATAATCAACAGTAATCATATGTGTTGTCATCAGTTTGTTAATTGCATCTTGTGGTCCGTAAGCATCTGCGTGTTCTGGACGGCCATACTGCTTAGATGTACGGAAATGGAACACTGGAACTTCGCCCCAAGGGTTTTCTACTACAGAAACTGGCAAGAATCCGTTAGCAGAAACAATATTAATAACCTCACCAGGCATTGTGTACTTCTCAATACGATCTGCGTAGTACATGTTTAAATGTGATGTTTTCTTTGTGTAGTCCAAAGGATCTTCTGATTGCCACATCTTTGCAGCAAATCTTTTTGTACGAGGATATTCATCATCGTAAACCATTACAGTTGTAAGTGGTGAGTTGTAGTCTACAGTGGTGTTTCCTTCAACATCTGTCCAGACAATTGCATAGCAATCGCCATAAACTAGTGCACGACGGTGAATTTCATCTGCATCAATCTGCAAATCATTCATTTCCCAAATATCGTTAATCTTTTTATTTGCTTCTTCTGTGTTTGCTGTTATATTAGCAATCTCTAGACGATGAAGAACTGAATCTACTACAGTTCTGGCAAAGTTAAACCTAAAGTTGTTTCTAATGGTTCCTAGTACATGAAGCCAACGGTTATTAGAGAAAACTTCTAAATTAGTTCCCTCGTAATATTCCTCAGCAACCAAATAGGTGTTTCTTCTATCTATTATTGTATCAATAGCCTTTTTCAAATCAGACATGTTGTCTCCTTAAATAATTTATTTGTTTTGTTTCTAGTTTTACTGCTTTGTTATCTAAAAAGTACAAAACGCCAGAAACAACGGCATCAAGCACATCCTCATGTGAAACTTTTGGA